AGGAATCTGCGCTCTCTCTGTCCGTCCCTGATAGCTGACGCTGTGACCATCCCACACCACACCGATGTTCGTTCCGTCAATCTTCTCTGTCCATTCCCACATGCAATCCCGAAGGAATGCCACGGTTTCATCCCTAAACCGACCCTCGATCAGCTTCTTTGTTCCGTTCATGTCCCGTTCGAATACCGTTTCAATCTTAATGTATTCTTTCATCTTCGCTCCTTTCCGACCGTCTGTTCCATGCTTCGATAGCCTCTTCCTTTGTCTCGAAGAATTGCCTCGTTTCACAGCAACAATCAAGACACACAACTCCAAATGTATCGGTATATCCGACAGACTCGTGTCGCTGAAGACACGCTTCTCCACCGCAGAACGGACACGGTTTCAATTTAATCATTTTCGTCCCCTTCCATTTTTCCCCACGATTCTCCAAGCTTCCACCCAAAAGCAAACCCGCTTATGAAAAAGCAGATAGCAATAAAGAACACACCGAGATTATCAGTCATCTTCGCTCCCTTCTCGCAAGTTTGCGATAATATAACCCACCAACGAACTTAAAAACAGAGCAATTAGCATCACTACATCCTGCCAACTATTAGCATTCATTCTTCGCTCCTTTCATAGGCTGTCGGCAGAGGCATATAAGCAACGACTTTTGTGTACTGCGGAATATCAAAAATCGACCATCCCCACTCGTCTAATTCGGACATGCCTAATCGATTATTTGTCCACCTGCATTGACATTGATAGCCTGTGTCTGTGCAGACCCAATAACTTCTGCGTTCTTTCGGCGGTTCAATCTCAACCGGAATCCACCTCGGCTCTGGCTGTGCGGGTGGCAAGTCTATTAGCTTACTCCAAAGCTCATGAATATTCTTGTCGTGAGTCGCCTCCCACATATCGTCCGCTAAATCAATCGCCACTTGTCTGTCGATAAGATCACTCATTCCGCACCACCTTCCTTGCGCTTTTCCCGTGCTTCGATTTCCTTGTACTTTTCCTCAGTATCCTTCAGCAGGATTTCGTAAAACTTATCGGCAAAATCAAAATCAATCTGACCGTAAACGTGAACCCGATCCTCGCCTTTCTTCTCCCGAATCCTGATGTAACGGTTCTTGTACATGAATTCGGATTCTGGAAAAACGTGTTCTCTTTGCAGTTTCTTGGCAAGTGTTTTTCTTACTTGTCTACTTGCATCACGGTATATCATACGGCTGAAAATATGGCTTGCTTCTTCTCTGGCATAATTCGCCAGATACTTGTAATTGTAATCGCCATCGAACTCGAACATGCTGATGCGGTTTGTAATAGCATAGCAGATATCCTGACGAATTCTCTCTCGGTACGCTTCTCTCTGCTCCGCTACTGTCAGCGGAATCTCGTCTACTAGTTTGATCGGCATTTCCTTCTCCTTATCCTTTGCTTTTAACAGTTTCAAGCCTTCACGCAAGCAATCCTCACAGTAGGAATAATGCGTGTAGCTGATTTCTTAAAATGTCCGCAACGTCAGCGGAATATCCTTCTTGCACCTCAAACAGATAAGAGGCATAATGTAATTAGACTTCATTGTTGCTCACCTCTCTCATCTTCCAAAAAGTAACCATGCTTTCATCCACGGATTCATGTCACTTCGTGCGATGCAAGACTTGATTGATACAATTGCTCAAACAACCAGTGCGATAAACACAATCGTTATGATGATTATCGCGATGTCATTTTTCTTCATCCTCTGTCTCCTTTCGCTCTCCGTCAGCACAGAACCATTTAGGCATTAACTGAGCGCACATTTCGTGTCTCTGTCTGCCATTGTCGATGTCCATCCAATGTTTGCAATCCTTACACCGCACCACCTCCACCATGTCAGCGGATTGATACTTGTTCAAAGCCTCGGAAATGATAGTCGCGTTTTCAAGCAGTCGGTCATACCGCTCTTTGTCTACTACATCGGCGGTCGGCTGTCTTTTGACAAGATTCACAAATGCGTTGTAGCTGATATCGTTCTTGAATTTGTTTTCGATCAGCTTGTCTCTGTCAATGTATGCCATCGCTTACCTCCATTCATCCAATAATTTGCATATCCGGATATTGTGCCTTATAGCCATCAAGCTGTGCTTCCGTCACAAACCGGCTCATCCAGATCACTCCACTGGAGCCGTAATGCTCCGGAATCACGATGTGGATCGTGCCACGCAGCGGTGCCGGTTTCTTCAGGCCGAGGCGGATCTTCTCGGCGTCCGTCAGTTTGTAGACGCCGAAGACGCCATCCACATTCTCAGCCCGGGCTCTCTGCCGCCATTTCCGTGCATATTCCTTCCTGGCTTCCATGTCCTTGTACATTACAGCTTCCTCCTCTCGATGTCGTCCGCGAAGGCCGCTCCCATGTCGAGGATCAGCGGTTCTCTGCCGGACTCCTCCCAGATACGCTGAAGCTCTTCGATCAGTGCGTCAAAATCCCACTGCTGCATGTCGGTCATCATGCACTTCTGGTAGAGCTTCCAAAGCTCCGCCGTCCATTTTGCCAGATTTTTGATTTCTTCACTTGTCACTGACCAGCACCTCCTCAAATGGATTCTGAATGTCGCACAGATCGAGGAATTCCGGTTCCCATCCGAACGACCACTCAAATTCCTGCACATCGTTGATCCGGCGCGAGGCTTCGTCGTACCAGATCGGGATCGGATTTCCGAGTTTTCCGGTCAGACGGTTTTTCTGGACGGTCAGCTCCCTTGGCCATGTCGCACCCTGCGTCTTCGCTTTTCCGAACGTCATCACAACATCAGCCAGGTTAGTTATGTTTGCGGAACCGGCCACATCGTCGGCAGTCCGAACCGTTCCAAGTGACTTCCTCTGATGCGCGATCAGCATGATCAGGATGTCCTTGGCTTTTGCCAACCGTACCAGCTTTTTCACGAACTGCGTCTGAGCTCGGTATAGATCGACTCTCGCATCATCGTCCATTGCTGTCATCAGATTGTCGATGATGATGAAGCGGAAGCCATCTTTCGCCGCCTCCGTGATCAGATCGACCACTGTTTTCTCCTCTTCGTGATCCGAATCTTCGAGGAACTGGTTCTGATAGATCCAGAGGTAGTCCGAATACCATTCCGCCACCTTGTCTCCAATTCCGTCTTTTAGCTTGTAGTATTTTTCTCCGAAGCGGTTTGTCAATGTGTTGATGCTCAGCGGCCCGGCGGCCTGCGTGTCGATCCAGTCACGGAGAGAGCCGTTCGGGAGCTCCCCGGAATAAATCAGCGTCCGCACTTGATTCTGAACGGCCTGAAGCGCGAGCTGATTCGACAGCGTACTCTTGCCTTCACCGCGATCTCCGGTCAGGATCACGAGCTGTCCGAAGTAGAACCCTCCGAGCGTCCGATCAAGCGTCTTGATTCCGGTCGAGAAGTATTCCATTTCCGAGATTGGCTTCGGACGGATCTCTGACAGCTTCACGAAGGACTCGCTCACGGCCGTCTCCGCATTCTCGATGCAGATCCGGATTTGATCCGGACCGTACTTCTGGAGGATTTCATTCGCATCCTTGCAGTCCTTGTAATCTTCCGGGCGAACATGGAGAACAGTTCCGTTGAAGTAGTGCTGCATGTCTTCCAGGAGTGTGATCCGGTCATGCTCATAATCTCCGAAGACGATCAGCTTCTTGTACTGCTGCATCCAGTTCCAACAGTAAGGAACCCATGTGAAGCCATTGCATCCGAGCGGAACCGAGACAGCCCGATCGAATCCGGCGGCCACAACTGATAGCGAATCAATCTGCCCTTCCGTGATGATCAGCGTGAGATTCGATGAATCAGCCCTTCCGCAATGATTCATTCCGAACAGGATCGGCTTGCAGGAAAGACCGTTTTTCTGATCCTTGTAGACCCACTCCTTCGTCAGACCGTTTTCGCGGTTTGCTTTCAGGTTCCGATACTTGATCAGCTGGAGCTTGTTGTTTTCGTCGTAGAACGGGAAGACCAGCACATCCGGATTCTTCTTGTCCGTCGTGATCTCGAACTTCCGACTCACCTCTTCCGGAATTCCTCTGCTCTTCAGGTACTCGATCGCCGGATCTGTTGGCTCGGGCCGCTTGAAGTTCCGAAAATCTGCGTACTGCTTCCGGTGATTGTAGAACTCGTCCGCATAGCCGGGGAGCTCGAAGCCGAAGTCTCTGGAGAGTGTGATCATGTTTCCTTTCGCTCCGCAGGATGCCCTGAAGCAGTTATACTGGCCGGTCTTCAGATTGATTGCGAACTTGTTTTTGTTTCCCTTCTTGTCCGAATACTCTCCGCAATATGGACAGCGCTCGAAGACCAACTCGTCTCCGGACTTCCTGACCTTCATGCCTTTACTCCGAGCGAATTCATATGCGTCATCCGGATTAAATTCATAAATACTCATCTGCGTCCTTCCAGTATTCGTCATCGGATGGCTGGCCCCCTTCAAGAGGGGCCATGCCAGACGATTTCTTCTTCTCATTGCCATTGTCATTGGCATTATCATTTACATTGCCATTGACATTGGCATTGTCATTTACATTATCATTGTTAGAAGCACCGCTTAAGCGCCGCTTATTTTTCGGCTTCTTTCCGTTCTGGTAGTTCCGATTGTTCGCGTCAAGCTGGGCTCTGGCATTGATCATGAACAGGTTGATCGCATCGTTTGTTGTCTCGATTGTTTCGCCATTCAGACCATATTGAACAAGAGCCTCGTAAAACTGGAGCCGGTCGGAATCACTTTTGATTGTGTTCAGAGCGTCCAGCCAAGAACGATAGAACACCATGCTGTCTCTTTTCATAGTTCCCCCTTTTCCAGCCGTTCTTTCAGGTCTCGTTTCAGGATCTCCGCGATCATCGAGCCGGAATCCTTCGCGGAGCAGAAGATCACCTGGGCGTTGTACCGAATCATCCAAGCTGTGAGCGATGCCAGGAACGCTTTCGGATTCACCTTAGTCCGGTACTGTCCGTGAATGATGTCCTGCCAGCTTCCGCCCTCGATCAGAAGATAGATCCGGCATCCGGCGGCAGCGGCCCTCTGAAATTCCGCCTCGAAGCGCTTCCTGGATCTCGTGAGGCACTGAGCCAGTTCGTCGAGATCCATCTTTCGCTCTATAACGCAGAATTTCGGCTTTATCGTGCCCTCTTTCGGAAGGATGGTAAATCCGTCGGGCAAAGTCGCGGAATAAGCGTAATCGCCAAAATTCAGCGTCCTGCGGTACACAGGGAGCCCGATCTGCTTGTATCGCAGCCGGGCCCTCTCTGTGTCCTGCTCTCTGGTATCGACCAGCACGACCATCGAATCAAGAACGGCCTTGACTTCGAACGGTGTCAGTTCCACGGAACATCCGCCTCACCTTCCGGCATCGGCATGAAGCCGTCAGCATCAGCCGGAGCCGTTGCCGTGCGTTCCTTCAGATCGTCTTTCGGGAGCTTGAAGGACCCGGAGCGAATCTTCTCGACGGAACAGAGCTGCTTCAGGTTCGTAGCCTGCCGGATCTGGCCGTCGCTGGCCTCGTACTCGCGGAGATTGAAGAGGCCGCCGATCAGCTTATTCTTCCACTTCCGTTCATCCCAGTCCCAGTGATAGCCGGAATTTGAGTCCTCGATCGCCTCCACAACGGTCTTGAACCGACGCTTTGTCCATCCATCCTTCTCGGAGCCGTCATCCTTCGGCTCGTTCAGAAGATAGTTGCAGTGCCACTTCTTGTCCTCGCGCTCCTGGTTCTTCCAATCCGCCATGAAGAAGCCCTTGAAGTCGCCCTCTTCGATGTCGCAGGAAATCTGGATGTACTTGCCGTTCCGGTTCTCCTTCTCTTCGGCATTCATGATCCGGAGGACATAACCGCCCTTCGGAAGCTGCTGTGCGTCGGAATAGCTCCGAGTCTTGTCATAATCGTTGAATTTCTGCATGTGATACTCCTTTATCTGATTCTAAGGCTTTCGCCTTGTTCGAGTCTTGCAATTCCCTCCCAGAGCGGCGCTTCATCCGCATCCTTCAGAGCGTTTTTGATGGCTGCCGTGTCGATCTTCGGGTCCTGCGGTATCAGGTACGCTTCCGGAATCCTGCTCGGATCGTCGATCACGACCTTCGGCGGATTCTTCTGGACGGAGAAGCTAAACAGATCCGTCTTGAATTTAGTCTTCCCTGTCGCAATCATGCTCGTTTTAAGGCTTTCCTTCATGCGGTCGATGTTTTTCCCAAGTGAAGACTCAAGAGCCGCTAAACGGTCCTTTTCGGCCTTCACAGCGGCCTTCCGAGCTTCCAGTTCTGCCATCACTCGAGCATAACCGTCGGCCTTAACCTCAATCTCCCCGGAGATGGCCTCCAGAGAGTCTTCCACGATCTGCGGATCGACGTCCGGATCTTCCATCAATGCCAGAAGCGCCTGCATCTGGCCTGTGAGCTCATAGAGAGTTGCCATTGTGATCCTCCTTCATGTATTCTTCGGCGAACGCTTTCGCGTCTTTCAATGTGTACTTAACTGCCACTTCTTCCCCGTACCAGAAAACATGGAAGGTCGTGTGATCCCATGTTCCGGAACGGTTTGCGTGAGGAATGTGCCTTTTCCGGCTCTTAATTCTCATTGGAGCATTCGTGGCAGCATAAGTGACCGTCGTACCTTCCGAACTGACTTCCGTCTTCTCTCTGAACCAGTCAATCATTCTGTGCCTCCTCTTTCGGTTCCGGAGCCGTCAGGCCCCAGTATTCGCGGATCGCCTTGTCAACCGCTGCGAGGTCATTCGGAATCTCCAGATCGTCGAACATGGCTTCCGGTGTCTTCGCCGTGCTGATCTCGTTGGCCTGCGTATAGAACTTATGGTCCGCGCAGTAGATCACGACATCGAACATTCCCTCGACCACGAGCTTCTCTTCAAGCATCTTTCCGATGGTTTTGCACTTTTCGCGCCCATCTGCTCCGGTCTCGGAGTGATGCAGGAAGTAGACAATCATATCATCCGGCGTTCCGTCGTTGATGTAGTGGATCAGATCGCGGAAATTCTTAGCGATGTCCGTGAATTTGTCATATCCTTTCTCTCCGAAGCGGTCGAACATCTCATCAACCATGAGATACTGGCTGTCGTCGATCACGATTGACCGGATCTGTTTCGAGCTTCGGATCACATTCGTCAGCCAGGCGTACTTTGCGCGGTTGATCTGAGAGTAGGACGAGACTTCAGAACCGTCAGGATTCTTCAGCGACTTCGGAATCTTTGCCACTTTCAGCTTCGACTTGAAAGGCAGCCGCCCCTTCTCGACCGAAATCACTCCGAAGCGATCCGGATCACAGGTTTTAAGGGAGTAAGTCTTGCCGGAGCCAGACTTCCCGATGATCAGAACAGGGACTCCCATCACTCCACCTCCTCGTATCTAAAACCGGCTCCGGCATCCATCGGATCGGTCTCGACATCCTCGCCGAGCACGGCGTCCGCCCGGATCTGCTCGATGATCTGGCAGATTTCCTTAAGATTCCACGATTCGCCGTAGCTTTTTTCTTCCCTGGCCTTGTCGTCCTGAGCCATCAGCTCACGGATAAATCTTGCTAAAATGTACCTTTCTTCGTTCATTTTCATGCCTCCTGAATATCATTTTCCAGAGCCTCTTCGAGGTCTGTTGCTAAGTTCTGCCGCCGGAGGAAGGCCTGTGCTTCGTCCATGCGGTTTGCCACGGTCTGCGCGGAGCATCTGAGCTCGTCCGCAATCTTCTCCAAGCTCCATCCGGCATTCCGAAGAGCTGCCATCCGTCCGAGATCCAGTTCCTTCTTCCGACCGCCGGTGCCATGCTTGATGTTCTTCCGCTTCGGCTTCGGATCTGGCTGTTCAACCGGATCGTTCGGAGCGCTGAAATGATGGGCCGGATGTTTGATGAACCAGGCCACCATGTCATCGCATTCCTTGTAGCAGTCCTCGCATAAGTCCGCGCCGGTCTCTAATTCCCACGGATCGCTGTTCAGATCCTCTTCGCTCGTCCAGTACACTGCAAGCTGATACTTTAGGCCATGGACTTGCTTTCCGCACCGATCGCAGTAAAAAGTTATTTTCCTCATTCTTCGACCTCCTGAATTTCTTCTTCCCACTCACACTCGCAGATCAGCCGGTTATCATCGCCGGTGTGGATAACGATGCCGGTCGCGTCACGGAGTTCCTCCATCAGTTCCGTCCAGTTCGCGATGTCCTCGCCGTTTTCGTCTTTGTCGAGTACAGATCCGCAGATCCGGTCAAATTCCCGAAGACCTTCGAGAATCTCAGGTCCGGACAGCTTGTACCGCCGATAAAGCATCAATGCAACTCCGGAATAAATCCGATCGTATTTCAGATCCTTTCCTTCGGTCACGGAGTATAAGATCAGATCTGCAAGGATGGAGTCCACCATTGTCTTCGGCACTCCGTACATCCGGAGAAGCTGGTAGCAGGCCTCTTTGGAGTTTTTCGGGCCTTTCCTCTTCTGGCTCATCTGATCACCTCCATCTGGCCGAGCCACTGCTTCACCTGTCCGACATATTCCCAGTTGACCGCTGCCACGCTGTCACTCGTATTGTGGCGGCTGATCGCCTCATCGACCGTCAAGCCGGAATTGAACCTTGCGGCCATGTCGGAAGCATAGCGGCGGAGCTGAGCATCCACATCAAAGATGTCTGCCGGTTCCGTCCAGTACGTTATTCTGTACTGATAAAGTCCACAGTCGATGCCGTTGTTCGGGTTTACTGCATATTGCTGTCCGTGGCTCTCTTGGAACATCTGGCAGAGGGCCCCTTCGTACCAGTACGGAATCCCAGCCTCCTGAAGATGCTGATAGAGCCGGACTTGTATGCTCTCATCAATCGTTTCCCCTGCGATCCGGTATATAGCCGGGCCTGAGCTCTCCACCTCGGCCGCTGCGGTTTCCGATACTGTTTCGGATTCTTCCGCTCGAAATGCTTCGTCAGCCGCTCCGCTGTCGTTAGGCCGAGCTTCTTCCGTTGTCTCCGGTTCATCGGTTTCCTCCTGTGTTTCGGTTTTGCTCTGGTATTCCTTGTACCACTTCCGGAAAGCCTCCGGATCGATGCACGGCATGGCGCTCAGATCGTCAAAATCGGCCCTTTTTGGCTCTTCTTCTGTCTCGACGGTAATTTCCTCGACCGAAGGCGCGGAAGCCGCAAAACAGGCCTTTTCGTGCGTCAGCGTCAGAACGATGGCCACAGCCACCGGAATCATGCAAGCCGTCATTCCGATCATGGTTCTTTTCTGTCTCTTACTGCTGAGCATCCTGCGCCTCCTCTAACTTGTACGGATAGCCGGTGAGATAGTACATCTTCACACGGCAGTCCTCTCCGTACCGATTCTTGACTGTCTTCCATCCGCTCTTCACCGGCACTCCCTGTGCCTTCAGGTCGAAGATCCGGGCCCCCAGCCGGAAAATTCCGAGCTCTTCCATTGCTTCCTTAGCCGTGATGTAGTAGTGGCTCTTCATGTACTCGTGCACTCGTACTGTCTGCTTGTCCATGTCAGCCCTCCTCTTCAAACAGCCACGGCCACCGTCTCCGGAACTCCTCCAGCGTGTACGGGCAATCATAGAACTCATCGCCCTTGACTCCGCACCAGAGCACCGATCCGACGATCTGGTCTCCGTGCCACTCGAAGTTGACCGGCCTCCGGTCGAGCTTGCCTTCCTCGTCAACGATCATGATCATCGACTGGTAGAAGTACCATGGCACTGTCTCGATGTAGCCGCCGATCATCCGCTGGATGTGCTCCAGCTCGTTCGGAACCTCGACCTCCACAGGATCGAACCCGACGCGCTTGTAGATCACTCTGATCTTGTCTTTCATTTTTGCGACCTCCTGAATGTGTGTAGACATTATGCCAACACCGTGTTAAAAAAAATAGCATCTCGCTCTTCCGCCGTCAAGTGTAGCAGATCTGACAGCGCAAGAATCTCCTGAGCCGTGAATTCCGACTTGTTTGTGATCTTGTTCA